AACAGCGCAAACGCCGGCGCGCGGATCTGGTGCCTCTTCGCCAAGAGCGAGGTGAAGGCGTCGCCGTCCTCGTTGATCGATGAGGCGGTCGCGTTCGAGGGCGCGGCCGACGCGAACGGAAGGGCGGTATCCACACCATGACGCAGAAGGAACGGATCGAAGTGCTGGAGCGCGAGGTCGCCGACCTGCGAGCGCTCCAGACTGCTCATACCGCGGCCATCGCCGCGCTACAGGCCGCGTGCGCGCATGTGCCTACGTATCCCTATCAGTGGGCATGGCAGACGCCGGACGGGAATGTCCACATGTCTATCTCGACGGGCCTGTCGTGAGCACTCTCAGAGACGCGATCCTCAACGCCGACGACGGCACGAAAGAACTCGTAGACGTCCCCGAGTGGGGCGTCACCGTCGAGGTCAGGAGCATGACCGGCACGCAACGCGCCGCGTTCCTCGCCGCTTCGGTAGGCGCTGACGGGAAGCCGGACTTCAAGCGGACGTATCCGACGCTCATCATCCAGACGACGTTCGACCCCGAGACTGGTGAGCGCGTCTTCGAGGATGCAGACAGGGACGCTTTGAACGAGAAGAGCGCCGCCGCGACCGAGCGGATCGCGAAAGCGGCGATGCGGATCAGCGGCCTCGCCGAGGATTCGGTGGAGGCGGGAAAAGGCGTCTAGCCCAGGGTGAGCGCCAGTTCTACTTCGTGCTGGCCGAACAACTAGGTTGCACCGTCCGCGAGTTGCTAGAGCGGGTCGATTCGGCGGAGTTGACGGAGTGGATCGCGTTCCACGAGCTGCGCTACGAGGAGCAGCGCCGCCAAGAGTCTGCGCCTGCGGGTGAGGTTAGGCTGGGCGGCGCGGAAGATGTCGCGGGCGTCCTGGACGCCGCGAGGATCGAACAAGGACTCCCACCAGCATGACCACCAAGAGCACCGCGTTCCCCGCTAGGAACAGCGTCGTCCACACCGCGCCATACACGAGGTAGGCGACGAGTAGGACGGCGAGGATGGGCCAGGCGAGCGGGAACACGATCATGATGAGCCATTGCGTGCCGCTGACGTGCCAGCCGAGCCGGTTGAGAGGCGGAGTCCACATACGCGCTCAGTGTATGTTCGTCGCCGCCCCGTGTCAAGGGAAGTGCTCTAGCGGGCACCGCTTGGGCGACGATACGGGGTATGCCTGGGATCTCGATGAGCGTGAACGGCACCCCCGAGGTGGATGACGTGCTGCGCGCATGGCTCGCCGAACACGACGAGGCGGTGAAGCTGGCGACGCTCCGCGCGGCGGTGGATTGTGAGCGGGAGGCGAAGATGCGGACGCCTGTCGATTTTGGGCGGCTCCGCTCGTCGATCACCTACCGCTTCTCGGATGACGGGTACGCCGCCGACGTCTACACCGACGTGTCGTACGCCGCGTATGTCGAGTATGGCACGCGCCCCCACATGCCGCCCGTCGCTGCGCTCGAAGACTGGGCGGCTCGGCATGGCGGGAGTGCGTGGGCGCTCGCGATGCACATCAAGAAGTACGGCACCAAGGAACACCCGTATATGCGGCCGGCGTGGGAAGCCGTGAAGCCGCGGTACTACAAGGATCTGGTCGAGGCGCTCAGGTGACGGTCGGCGAGCTCGTAATCAGGATCCGCGCCGACGTCGACGCTTTGGAGCGCGGCTTGGCGGAGGGCCGCGCGGAGATCGAGGCGTTCGACGAGTCGGTCAGAGGGTCGAGCGACAGCATCGACAAGGCGAACGGGTCATGGGCCTCTTGGGCCGGCGCGTTGAAGGTCGGCATCCCGATAGTCGCCGCCGGGGCCGTGGCCGCGTTGGAGATGACGGGGAACATCGGCGCGCTCGGCGCTGTGCTGCCCGTCGTGACGGTCGCGCTCGGAGCGTTCCTCGCGCCCGTCATGTCGCTCGCCGCGATCCTCGTCGCGCTCGTCGGGCCGCTATCGATGCTCGGCGTCCTGCTCGGCGGCCTAGGAGCCGCGTTCTTCTTCGCCGGTAAACGCGCGATCGAGGGGGGAGGATCGTTGAGCAAGGTCGCGCAGATGGCGGCGACGCTCGGCTCGATGTTCAAGCACACGACGGACATCCTCGCCCACGACTTCATGCCCATCTTCCTGCGCCTTGGCAGCGCCGCGGAGACGGCGCTCAGCTACTTCGACCGGCTCGCGCACATGCCGCTCGCACAAGCGTTCAAGAGCCTCTCAACGACCGGCGTCAAGATGTTCACCAGCTTCTTGGAGCAGGTCGGGCACGCGGTGGCGAAGCCGATCCGGCTCGCTGTCGACTTCGCGTTCGGCACGGGCGGCGCGAACGCGAACAGCGCGCTCGAGAGCCTGTTCGACCAGGTGAAGCATTTCCTGTCCGCGCCGGCTGGTGGGAAGCCGAGCATCATGGCGACGATCGGGAACTGGTTCGGCAGGCAGGACTTCACCGCCGTCGGGATGCGGTGGGGGACAGAGTTGGCGAGCGCGGTGATGACGGCGTTCGGGTTGGCGCTGCAACACCTGTTGAGTTCGAGGGGCGGGAAGATGATCCTGGGAGGCGCGGCGGTTGGGGCTGGTATCGGCGCGGCGTTGGGCGGCCCGATCGGCGCGGCGCTGGGACTCGCGATCGGGAGCGCGGCCGGCATCGTCCTCAACCATTACTGGCCGCGGCTCCGCGCTGGGGGGATCCAGGCGTTCGAGTCGGTGAAGGCGAAGGCGATAAGCGTGTTCCATGAGATCACGACTGCGCTTGAGCATTTCCTCGGCCCGACGACGTGGCATAACCTCGGCACGATCGCGAAGCAGGTATGGCTAACCGTCAAGACCGTCGCCGTCGCAGCGTTCAAAGCGGCCTTCGCGGTCGGGAAGACGATCTGGCAGGTGTTCGACACCATCGTCATTAAGACTGGGTTGTGGAAAGCGGCGCTCGCGTTGGTGAAGGCCGCGATCTACGTTGTGTCGACTGTCCTCGCGCCGATCGTGACCGCGATCGGAACGGCCGTCAGGGCCGCTACGCGCCTCGCTAACCACTTCAACGGGATCCTGCTGAGCGCGGTTCAAGCGGTCGCGGGAGTCGTCGCGGCCATTGTCGGCGGGATCGCGTCGGCAATCGGGGACGCGGAGAAACTCGCGAAGGCGCTCGACGGCATCAACCCGTTCCACGGCGGCAACACGAACCTTCCCGGGAATCCGGGGGCTGGGAGCGGTCGCGGCCTGGGGTCACACAGCGCCGCGCCGAACGTCCACTACCACCAGACGAATGTGATCCTGCCGAACGTGTACGGCACCGCCGACAGGAACGGCCTCAACCACCTCGCCAGGCAACTCCAGCCACACCTCGCGCGCCAGGTCATCCTCTCCAGCCGCGGCTAACGAACGTGCCCGCCACAGCCTAGCGGAGGGGACACTCTTCGTATGGCTACCGGGATGGCGCAGGCGAAGATCAACAACGCTCTCGACACCGAGTACACCGGCACCGTCTGGGTACAGCTCCACACCGGCGATCCTGGTGCGGCGGGTACGACGAGCATCGCGACGACGAGCACCAGACAGTCGTGTACGTTCGCGAGTGCGGCTTCGGGGTCGAAGGCGACGAACAGCGCGTTGTCGTGGACGGCGGCGGCGACGGAGACGATTACCGACTTCTCGTTGTGGACGCTTGCGAGTGGTGGGACGTTCCTGGGGTCGGGGACGGTTAGCGGCGGGTCGATCGTGAGCGGCGCGACGGTGAATATCGCGAGTGGTTCGCTGACGATGACCGGCAGCGGCGCGGCGTAGGGGCCGCCGTGGGCGGCCACGGCTCGCATAGGGGTTTGAGATGGCCGTAACGCCCGTCAAGATCGGCGGTGCCGGTTCGACGACGAGCGCGCAGACGAGCATCGTCGCCGCGCTCACCGTGGGCGCTAGTGTGGGCGATGTCGTCGTGTTCATCGCCGGTCTCGGCACGGCGAAGCAGGGCACCACGCCGACGGACACGAAGGGGAATACGTGGAACCTCGTCGCGCAGCCGCAGAGCGGCACCGCCGCGTCGTGCAACATGTGGTACAGCGTCCTGACGGCGGCGCTGACGACTTCGGACACGATCACGACGACGTGGACGGGGTCGGTCGCGCGTCGTTCATGGATCGTCTTGAAGTGCTCCGGGTTGACGGCTACTCCGCTCGACGTGAGCGGCACCGCGAACGCGGCTTCGGCGACGAGTCTGAGCCTTAGCACGGGGACGGCGACGGCGCAGGCCGACGAGCTTGTCCTCGCCGCGTATGGGTGGGATGAGACTGCGAGCACGACGAGCAGCAGCATGTCGGCGGACGCGGGGTACACGCTGCTCGACCAGGAGCTTGCGGGTGGGGGTGGCACGAACCAGATCGGGTGTGGCGTCGAGTGGTTAGAGACGTCGTCGACGGGGGTGCAGACGGCGTCTCCGACGATGAACGAGACGTGTGCGGGTTTGGCTGGCGTGATCGCGACGTTCAAGGTCGCGTCTTCGGCGGTCAACATGACGGCGACGGACACGAACACCAGTTTCGGCGGTTCGGCAACGATGACCGTCACCATCGCCGCGACGGCGACCGACGCGCTCACGGCGTTCCGCGGGAATGCCACGGCGAGCGTCTCGGTCAACGCGACGGCCACAGACGCGCTCACCCATTTCGGCGGCTCGGCGGTGATGACGAGCGGCACGTTCCTCACAGCCACGGACGCGCTCACCGCGTTCCGAGGATCGGCTGTGGCGTCGTTGACGATCCCTATGACAGCGACGGGGGCTACCGCGTTCGCCGGCCGCGCCGTGGTCGGGAATCCCGTCTTGCCGGGGTGGAAGCTCGAGGTTGGGTGGGATCGCGGGACGGGGCTATTCGTGATCGGGTCGAGCAAGCTGGGGACTTCTCCGACGGTGCCGTCGCCGACGATCCTCGGCGGGGCGGGCGTGAGCGGGTCGAGCACGAAAACGGTCGCGCACATCTCGGTTGGGGCGGGTGTGGGTTCGTGCGTCGTCGCGATCTTCTCCTCGCATGGCGCTCTCAGCCCGACGTGCGCGGACACGAAGGGGAACACGTGGCAGGTATACGACAGCACCAACATCAACGGCGCAGAAGTCACGGTGTGCGTCTCCGTGCTCACAACCGCCCTCACGACGAGCGACACGATCACCCTCACCTACACCTCGGCGTCGAGCGGCCGATCCTACTCTGTCGCGAGTTACGGGGCCGGCATGATCGCCCTCCCGGTAGACGCAATCGCGGCAACCCAAGAAACCGGCGGTACCACGGTTACGGCGCGGACGGGGAAGCTGAACCAGTCCATCGAGGTCGCCATCTTCGCCGTCTCGTTCTACGACGGTGGTTCTGGCGACTCGCTAACGGGCGTGACGAGCGGGTGGACGTCGCGCGCTTCCCAGTCGGAGGCGTTCGGCGCAGGCTTGCAGAACCTCGCGTGGTACGACCATGCCACATCTTCTTCGTCCGCCGTAGCCGTGTCGGGAACGCTCGCGAGCGGGGCGACGCCGCCCGGCGAGGCCGCCGCCACAGTCCTGCTCACGCTCCAGCCCGCCGCTAGCCCGAGTAGCGGCGACGCGCTCGGCGGCCCCTACAGCGACCCGACGTGGAGCGTCGTCGACGAAGTCCAACAGGTACAGATCCAACGCGGCCGACAAGACGCCGTCGCGGACGTCCAGGCCGGCGAGCTCAACGTCACCCTCGTCGACACCAACGGGACTTATAACCCGAAGAACAGTTCCAGCCCCCTCTTCGGCAGGTTGAAGCCGCGCCGCTTCGGACGACTCTCCTACGGCTGGCCCGACGGGCTGGGGGGGTTCTTCTCGATCTACCTCTACCGCGGGTATATCCGCGAGATCCAAGGGCCACAGAGTCGCCAGTCGCCGTATTCGACGATCACGTTTATCGACGTCCTCGAAGAGTTGTCGACGCTCAAGCCGGTCATAGCGAGCACGGGCGCGACGACGACTGGTGGCGCTATCACGGCGATCCTCTCAGCCGTCGGCTACCCATCCACCCTACGCAGCGTCGCGACGGGAGACTCCGTCCCCGACTTCTCCGCAGACGGGTCGACGGACGCCCTCACCCTGATCGGGAGTCTCCTCGCCGCCGAGCTGGGAGAGTTCTTCATCGCCGCCGACGGCACCGCCACCTACATCGACCATTCGGGAAGACAGACCAGGGCGGGGACGATCACGAGCACGAACCTCCTCGCGCCCGGCGTCAGCCTCGAAACCGTCGTCACGCAGGCGACGGTGACCAGAACCGACCAGTCCGGTAACGCGCTCGGCGCTCCCCAAACCTATCAGGACGACGACGCCGTCAGCGACTACAACGTCCGCGTCCCCGGCAACGATCCGCTCTCCACGCCCTACGTGTCGACGGATGATCAGGCGCTGTCCCTCGCTACGCGGATGGTCGCGCTGTGGAAGGATCCCCGCTCGCCGATCTGGACGCTCCAACTCAACATGAGGCCCAGCGACCCCACCACATACCAACAGATGTTGTCACGCGATCTGGGTGACCGCATAGCGGTCGACGACCCCGCGACTGGGGGTGGTGGGGATTACACCATCGAGGGCATCCAGCACCAGGTCGACACGGCGGCGTTGAACCATGTCACGACGTGGGCGCTCCTCGAACGGCCTAGCGGAGACTTCGTGATCGGGACGAGCCTCGTCGGGTCGCTCGACTCGCTCGGCGTATAGGCGGGGCCAGGGTTACACCTAGGCGTTCCCCGGCCCCTACAGGGTTGTGGCCGTCTCAAGATTGGAACCCTGAGCACAACCCC